AAATACCGTATCCGTTTGAAATAACTAAACAAGGATCGAAAACTATTCTTTGCTACAAACTTAGCAAATTACTAAATTTTGGAGATTTAGATTTACAGGTTAAGTTTTTAGATTCATCAAAAAAGTCCAAAATATACAATGAAAATTTGTATATAATGCCACTACATGAAGTTGATTTATAGGGTTGATAGACTATAATGATATAGGTGATTAATAACTTATTGCAACACTTTCCACAAGGATACGATCCAAACTCGTCTCAAGTTAAGCTACTTAAAAGTATTGATGAAGCATTCGAGACAGGTAGTAAATTTGTAGTATGTAATGCACCTACAGGAAGTGGTAAGAGTTTTATATCAAAAACATTAGGTAATGTTGCAGAAGAGAGCCCTGATGAATTTCGTCAGCTAGTTACTTCATACGCTGCTTACAAACGTACCCAGAGTGGGTATACGTATCAAGATGAGTGTGATGAGATGCCATCATTTGGTTGTACAGCTTTAACTATTACTAAGGCATTACAAGATCAGTATAAGGAGTTATTTAAAGATACTGCAGTCGTTAAGGGTAAGTCAAACTATCAATGCGCAATAGATGAGCGATATCCGGTTGATGTAGCGCCATGCTTGCATTCTGCTAATTTAAAGGCAGATTGCTGGGCTAAAAATAAGTGTACATATTATGAGGCGAGGAATAAAGCTTTGGTATCGCAGTTTAATACTTTAAACTATAATATGTTTTTTGCTTTACCTAATCACCTTAAGAAAAGACAGTTTTTGATTTGTGATGAGGCTTCAGAGTTAGAAGATCAATTAGTTAAAGAATTTACTTGTAAAATTGACTACAAGTTTCTCGTAAGAATGGATGTTGATATTAGACCGTTGACAAAACGAATGCCGGCAGTTAAATGGTTAACAGAGCTGCAAATCGATCTTACTGATAAAATAGAAGAGATTAAAGATATTCTTGCTGTTAAGAAAACAAATAATAAAAAGGCTATTCTAGATCTTACTACTAATATGCAACGTATAATGAACTTGCAAAGTAAGGTCGGGTTAGTTACCGATTCTTGGCAAGAGTCTGAGTACGTTTATGAAAAGGATGCTACAGGAATTACATTTATGCCCCTTAAGGTTAATAAGTTAGCATATAGATTATTTGATTATGCAGATAAGGTAATCCTAATGTCAGCTACAATTATTGATCCAGATAATTTTTGTAAATCTTTAGGAATTGAAGACTATAAATATGTTGAAGCTGAATCAACGTTTGACCCTAAAAAGGCTCCTATTGTTTGTAATCCAAAGTATAAGTTAAACTATCATACAATGGATAAGTACCTCCCTCGTATTATTAAGCAGGTAGCAGAAATATGTAATCATCATGTAAACGATAAAGGTATTATTCATTCTCAAAATAATAGTATTACAGCTAAATTAGGTACTATGTTATATGGAGATAGATTTTTATATCGCGAGCCTGGTATTAAGAATGAGGATATTCTAGATAAACATATGTCTAGTGTAGATCCAACTGTGCTTGTATCACCGTCCATGTCGTATGGTGTTGACTTAAAAGGAGATCTAGCGAAGTTTCAAATAATTATTAAAGCTCCTTTCTTACCTACCAAGGATGTTAGAATTGAACGAATGATGAAAAATGATTTTGATTGGTATCAAAATAAAATGTTATGCTCGTTGATTCAATCATGTGGAAGAGGGGTTCGTTCTAAAAAGGATACATGTATTACATATATACTGGATGGTACTATTGTGGATAGTATTTTAAGGTCTAAGCATAAGTTACCAAAATACTTCCTCGAAAGATTTGTTTAAGCATTAAATATATACAATGGTTAATTACACCTACAACTTTGAAGTTAAGGATCTCTTAACGCAGTTTGTAGCAGCTTTTGATGACACAGTTATTAAACGCTACGACAAAAATAATAATGCGCGTCAAGAAATCGGTGTTAGGTATGTGTTTGCTCCTAAGCAGCGAATAATGCACGATATAGTTAACAAAGCTAAAAATATAGAACTTCCAGTTGTTGCTGTTAATTTAGCTAGCGTAGCATATGATACGGAAAGAGTTTTTAATAAGCTTGATAATTTTGAAAATTATGCTAACGCTAATTCCGCTTCAGCTATTAGAACCCCCACACCGGTAAACTTAACTGTCAACATGTCTATACTTTGCAGATACATGCAAGATATGGATCAAATTATTTCCAACTTCGTACCATATACGGACCCGTATATAATTTTATCATGGAAAGAGCCAGTATCAGATAATGTTAATAATTCTATAGAAATTAGATCTGAAGTTTTATGGGATAAAAATATTAATTTAAATACACCTACTGAAACAACATATAGTGATAAATTTAGAATTATTGCAGACACATCATTTACTATTAAGGGTTGGTTATTTAGATCGAAAAATGAAAGATCTTCTCCAATTTACTTTATTGAAAATAATTTTGTAAACGTAAGGCCAGACTTTAACTTCAATCAAGGTCTATCGTCTCTAGAATATGAGTCGTTCTATGACTCATTAACATCAGTTGCAGATATAGAAACAATTTCATTATCAGGTATACCTGATATTACAAATGTATACTTTAATACATCTGGTTCTTTATTACCAATTGATAATCCTATCACAATTAAACGGAGTTTATCATCTGGAGGAAGAAGTTATACCTTTTATGGTGATAACTATGATAGAACAGAGTTTATAATGCTCAGTTCAAACAGCGCTATTACAACAGGTTTCACAGCAGTAAATACAACTTATATAGGTGAAGTGAGCGGCTACATTCTACCAAATAGTCAGTGGAATGTACTTAATAATCAAATCCTTAACATCATGATACCAGCTCTTACTGCTTCTGGTAAATTTGATGTTATTGTCAAAAACCAAGCGGGATGGAAGACTTCAGCAGAAATAGATGGCTTCCACTTCACCGCAGAATAAATAACTAAAGATGGCTGATACTTCTCCAACAAATGACGGTAGAGCTGCTACGTTTGGCAGAAATCTAGTGAGTTATATCTCAAATAGATTACCGTACGCAAGTCAACAAGACGATCAACTCAATACGAAGTATAAGTACTTTGCAAAACATGGTACACAAAGGGCAGAAGCGTTAGCGAAAGCATCCGTTACATCTTCTAACCCGTACAATAATATACCTATCGGTGATTTTGGTAAAGATGGTTCTTTCCAGGATGTAATGTACGCATCTCTAGATGCTAATAAAAGTGGTCGGTTACGCGACTATCGTATTATGGCAGCTTATTCTGAAGTATCAGATGCTTTAGATGAAATCTGCGACGAGTGTATTAATATTGATGAAAGTGGACGCGCAGCTAAAATTCACTACGAAAATATTGATCTTTCAGTAGATGATAAGAAAGGGTTAGATGAAGAGTTTGATAAATATGTTGATTTTTTCGAACTTAGATCAAAAGGTTGGCAGTATTTTCGTCAGTTGTTAGTTGAAGGTGAAGTCTTTTTTGAGCTTATTTTACATGAAGATTATACTCAAGAAGGTGTTTTAGGGTTAATGAATATTCCAGCGGAAATTGTCGACCCCGTTTATAACAATATTCAAAATATGCTTGTTAAAGGGTATATTTACAAAAAGCCAATTTTTAGCACCACTCAACCTGAAAAAATAGAGAAAACTGAAATGATTCCAATGGAGCAAAATCAGTTAATTTATGCTAATTCAGGTGTATATAACGATACAAAGGATTTTGTAGTACCGTTTTTGGAGAATGCACGTCGACCATATCGTCAACTATCCTTAATTGAAGATGCAATTGTTATTTACCGACTAGTGAGGGCGCCAGAGCGTTTAGTATTTAACGTCGATGTTGGTAACATGGCGCCACCTAAAGCAGAAGCTTATTTGCGCAAGCTTATTCAGAATTACTGGTCTAAAAAGACGTTCGATAATGATCAAAGTAGTGTAGTTAATAAGTTTAATCCACAATCAATGCTTGACGCGTTTTGGTTTGCTAAGCGTCAAGGGTCTGAGGGTACTTCTGTTACACAGCTTCCAGGAGGTGCTAACCTTGGAGAGTTAGCTGACTTAATGTACTTTATTAAGAAGCTGTATCGATCACTTAAAGTACCGGCAACACGTATTGATCCAGAAGATCGTACAGTTGATCCATCAAGTATCTTACGGGAAGAACTTAAGTTTGCAAAGTTTATTATTAGGCAGCAGCAGCGGTTTGCGACTGCAGTTAAGAGAGGATTTATTACCCATCTTAAATTAAAGGGCTTATGGAAAGAGTTAGAGTTGGTTGAAACTAATCTAGAGGTTATCTTCAACCCACCAACTAACTATTTTGAAATGCGTGAGTCTCAGAAGTTAGAGCTTAAGGCTGGTAACTTTAATACCCTTGCGAGTAATGAATTTATATCTGTTACTTATGCACAGAAAAAGTATCTTGGTTGGAAGGATCGTGATATTCTTGCTAATAGAGAGTTCCTTCGTAAAGATGCTGAAATGCAATGGGAGTTATCTCAGATTCAAGCTGCGGGACCAATGTGGAAAGAGCAGCTAGCTGCCACCGCAGGAGCTGAAGCAGAAATTGGCGGCGAAGGTGGTGGTGTTGCAGGTGGCGGGGATGGTGGTATTCCTGAGTTTGGTGGAGGTGGTGCAGCAGATACAGGAGAAGCTGATACAGCAGATGCAGGAGCAGAAGAATTAGATGCCGCAGCTGACCTAGGGCCGGATGCAGGAGCTGATACGTAAACACCAAAAAAGCCGCTCCTAGGAGCGGCCTTGTTAAATTAATATCAATTATAGACTATCGTCCCAAACCAAGATAAGGTTAGAGCCACGATTTTCTAAAATTTGAGTGAGTACAGCACCACTAGTAGGTACTACAGTAGTATTGATAAAATCTGCGAGATAAGCCTCAGTGTAACGACCATCTGGTTGCCCACTTGTTGCTGGAACTATAGTTACTTGGTAAGCCATATCAATATTTAATACTTTGTATCTTATATACCATAACTTTTAGGTACCTTTTTTGAGGTAGTGGATTAAATAATTGTATGGCATCTGCATGTGAAATAACACCTCTTTCAGCTTTCCTATCAACTAATCTTAATAATAAAATTGAAACGTATAATAGATTAGGTGATAGAATTAAAAGAGCTTTAGGCTATCCTGTTGTATCTTTAGAGATACATTCCGACCAGCTTAATGAAAATATTCAAATCGCAGTTGAATATTATACACGGTTTGCTGGTTATACACGTGAATACATGATTTTTGATTCTAACTTATATGAGACAAATAAAGGTATACGATTAGATCTTCTTTATACTCTTGCGAATACTGACTTAGATACAACTGCTAAAAAAATTGCAGGTACCAATCCACTAGGACCAAGTTCAGAGTTTTATGGTGAGACGCCTGATATTGTTTATACTGCTGAATCAGATGTATTATCATCTGTGTTCGCGAGTTCATCTGCTTTATCGGCAGACTTTGCAGATGGTGTTAATGAAGGAGAATTATTCGATCACACGCTCGTTAATACATTAACAACCTTTGACGAATCTTTATCTGGTACGTTTATTGCTAATCAAAGGCGCACATTATCACGTGGAGGGTCTACTAGTAGTATGACAACGTATCAAAATGTATATGATTATGATATAATGGATTACAGAAAGGTTATAGCTGTTACGGACTTTGAAGAAGGTTCAAATACTGGTATTAATACATTATTTACTTTAGAGCAGACTATGGCACAACAAACGTACTTCTCGTATGCTATGGGTAATTATGGATTTGATCTAGTGTCTTGGTATACTCTTAAAGAATTTATTGATACACGCGAAAAAATGCTAGCCCTTAAACGAGATCTTGTATTTGATGAGCGGTCTCAATACTTAAGAATTTATCCGCAACCAAAACATGAGCGCTTTTACGGTGTAGTTTCCACTTATTTAGAGCGTTCAATACGTGATGTAATTAAAGAGCAGTGGGTGTATGAGTATGCATTAGCCCTATCAATGGTTACTATCGGTCGAGTAAGAGGTAAGTTTGGTCAGGTTAGTTTACTTGGTGGAGGTTCTCTCAACTATGATTTATTGCAAGAAGGTCAGCAACGTAAAGCAGAGCTTGAAGAAGAGCTTATG